CGCATTTAATACTATTAGAATTATTGCAAAAAAGTAGCTAACATAACCCTGCCAAGCCTCCATCATGGGGGCTTTTTATTTCCCCTGGTATTTGTTCCGTAGGTAATTCATTGACACTGGCAGTTCATCGCAACCACCGTTGGCAACCTCATTGAGCATCCATATTCCACGCCAAGAAGAGTTAGTTTGCGGGGTAAGGTAATCTTCATCATGTTGGTAGTAAATCCCTGAGAACAATCCTAAAATATTTGTACCGTCTGCTCTCCTGCCATAGGCAATATCTCTGTCTTGTACATGACCCATAATGCAGGACATCATCTTTTTACTGAGCATATTCCTAGCACTGGATACAGGCCGACCCATGACACCAGATGTAAAGAAATGCGAGTAGGCTATCTGGTCCACAACGACCACTTCAAGATAGTCGTAAACCTCAAAGCCAAACGATTCTAATTTTAAATCTTTATACCCAATCAATCCCTCTAGTTTGGGATCACTTTCGATAGCTCGTTCGATACGATTCTCATGGTTTCCCAGTGTATAAATCATTCGCGGGGTATAGCGTTTCTTTTTATTTGAAATCAGGCGATTCTGTTCGTCCCATATGGGTTGCATGAATACTTCCATTGCGGAGATTCCTGCCTCAATATCATCTTTGTACCTACGGCCTTCAAAGGACTTCTTGCCGACATCCCATGATGATAGGCTAGGCATATCAAAATGATCGCCAATATGGACAATAACATCTGGCTTTTTCTCTGCCGCATAGAGTCCTGCCCATCTCAGGTGGTCAGTAGGTGAATTAGGTTTAACTTGAGTATCTGGAATGACTAAATGTTTCATATAACCTCACAAAAAAACGCCCCGAAGGACGTTCTTAGTTTGTTAAATCTTCTTTTGCAATAGCAATCAACCCTGCTACACAAAGAAGTAGAAAGTAAGTAGTCATATCAACCTCATTAGTTTGAAGCGAAATTATACTTACCTCCCATACGTTTAGGTAATGATTTTAAATCATGGACAAGATACCATATAGTTATATTCTTGTTTCATGATCTATCAAGAAATCAATGTAGTGTTTAGCCTTCCGAAGGTCATCTATTCCTCCTTTTGACTGCCACCTACTAACGTATTTAACCACATTACCCTCACAATAGCCAAGTTGGTTGCCTAATATGTAATCAATGGGCTGTATCTCAAGGTCTTTGTAGTGGCTTCCGCCTATCTGTATGTCCTTACTCAAAACGGTATGTCTTCTGTGATTAGGGCAGAGTTAGATTGTACTGGCGCTGACTCTCCATCAGTGTAGAAAACTTTAACATTACCCAAGATAGGAGTCTTAACACCCTGCTCTCTTTCTTCTTTGTCTACACTTTGACTAATAAAACCATTGTTTTCATACTGATCCACTTCATCTGTATCCACAAACGTAGTCAAATCAAGGTAAGTACCCTTTGATCCTTTGTATAAACGCTCTTTTTCTATCTTTGTTACGTCAATTCTTACTGATAATCCTACTTTCATCTTAAATTCTCCGTTTCATTTACAATAATATCAACAGCCTTTTGTATTTCAGCCGCTAACTTCTTTATGTACTCGTCATCTCTCTCCACTCTTACAATAAGATGGGGTAAAGTTTCAGAGTACGCCATTAAATCCCACCAACTACGCCCTGTAATCATCATACAACCCATGATTTGTTGTTTGTATTTGTTGATAAAAGATTTATTGTTTCTGTGATAGCCTATTATGGTGGAATCAGCAGGACATTTGATCTCTATGCCGCCATCCTCACCCACCAAACCATCAGGTGAGCAACCAAACTCTTCAGAATCATCCAGTATAAACCCATATTCTGTTACTTTCTGGTCAGTGACAAACTCATACATCTCTCTGGCTTCAGGCTCTAGTCTTGTACCCCTTTCCATATGCTCATTCACATAGATAGGAACACGCAAACCAGTAAGTCGTTCAGCAATCAACTCGTTTATGTAAGTATCGGCTGATGTACTAGCCTTGCCTGCTGATGTAATGAACTTGTTAAACATAGAAGCGGAGGGTCTACCCAATCGTGCGGCAAACCACTCATTACTTCCCTGCTCATGTTCTAAAACAATCACTTAGCTTTTGCCTTCAATGCGTTGATAGCTTTAGAATAATGTACAGCTAACATCTCATCCACTGAACTAGACTTGAAGTGACTAAGAAACTTTTTAACATCTATCTCATACTCAGCTAACAACATCTTAATTTCTTTAGCTTGCTCTTCACTTAGAATAGCACTAGCAACCACTGGATTTATATCTTCTCCTGCGTAGATGTAAGCACCCAACCCATGCATGGCGATAGCCTTTACCAAACATCTCATACGTGCATCTGATATGTCTCTGGATGTAGGGTTAACAATGGACTTATTACGATTATCCATCACTGGCAACCACATTTTATGGGTGTTATCTTTTACCTTCACAGACACCGCAACCTCAACCGTATCGTTATCGTACACAATAGGTTCGTCATACCAGTATGTAGAATCAGGAAAGTTCTCCATCAATTGTGACCATGCCCACGCCCATGATAGGTAGGACAAGTTNCCNTTCTTCTCTACTTTGTTACTGCAATCTATTGCCGATAATGTTTTCCATGTACTCATTGTTNNCTCCTATGTTCTTGANTAGCTGACTGTGCATACAACTTACCGTAATGGTTTTCATACTCAACAGTCTCTTTCTCGTTTGGNTTATGCCCATGNACGAANTCATATTCAGCACGTTCTTTATCTGAGAAATGATCAAAATCACNAACAGGACATGACGGATCTATATCAGGATAAAACAAAGCTTGTCGATCTTCTAAATCATCTGGACATTGTATTGGATGGTCTCTCATATCTTACTCCTTTTGTTGTTTGTCACAGTATAATGAACGACCATTGCTTATATGTCAAACAATATTTGACTACAGATTAAAAATAATTTACAGTCGGCATTCACTACTAAGGAGTCAATATGGACATCAACAAATCAATCGATCATTTTATGTATGAGCTACGGCTAAACCAAAGTCAACTTGCAATCAGTGCAGGGTTGGACATTGCAACGTTAAGTTTAATCAGAAATAACCACCGATCACCTAACATGAAGACATTAAACAAGTTAGCTAGTGCTTGCGAAGTTAAAGTCAGCGAGTTTATCGCGGCTGGTGAGTGACATGGATAAGCCATCCTATTTTGCCATTTTGACTGCTGATGTACGGTATGACAAGACCTTAAAACCACTGGCTAGATTGTTGTACGCAGAGATCACTGCATTATGTAACCAAGAAGGCTATTGCTGGGCAGGGAATCAATACTTTGCTGATCTTTACGACGTAGACAAAAACACAGTTAGCGGTTGGATAGGACAACTAAAGACGCGAGGATACATTAACGTACAACTTGAATACAAAGAAGGCACTAAGCAAATAGTGAAAAGGTATATACGAATTAATGGGGAGGGTACCAATAAAATAATAGATACCTCTCTACAAAAAGATGTATACCCTATCAACGAAATAATAGAAGTTAATAGTACAGATAATAATACAAATAATAATAAAACTAATAAAGGGGGTCGTTTCACTCCCCCTAGTGTTGAACAAGTTATGGAATATTGTAATCACAGACAAAACGGTATTAACGCACAAAATTTTATTGACTTCTACCAATCTAAAGGATGGAAGGTTGGCAATAGTAAGATGAAAGATTGGAAGGCTAGCGTTAGAACGTGGGAAACAAACAACAAAATAAGGAATGAACAAAATGCAGATAAACGAAATTCTAAAAGCGAATATGCAAAACTTAACTCAGACTACAACAAATCAACCAGCCTCTTTTAACAATGAGGAGAAGGATTCAATTGCTTACTTTTTTATGCGATTACAAAACGTTTATGGGGTAGCGCGTATGCAATCCCAATGGCCTGATTCGGAATCTTTACAATTAGCTAGGAGAGAGTACGGTAAAAAGATAGCTAAGTTTAGTCGAGAAGAAATTAACAAGGCGTTTGACTTAACACACTCAGAAAAGGAGTCGAACAACAAACGATTTGAGTTCCCAGACATTGATGCAATTCTTGGATTGTTAACTAACTCAGGTGTATTTACTGGTTCAGGTGGTACACTGTCACATAGACTTTACAAACCAGAAGAACTATTAGGTGTTGGCACAAAGGAAGACAGAAGAAAGATTGCGCTAACAGAGATTAACAAACTAAAAGAAATGTTTCAGTAAAGGAGAACCATGTGAACGCTAAAAAATTGTTTCAGTATCTAGGCAGTAATCCAAACCTTGTCTCTGGAAATATGTATGACCGAAGGGAGTTGGCTAGAGCGTTTGATATTTCTTATACAAATTGTTGTGACAAACTAAGACATAAAGGCACTGCTAGGGATCATCACTTTGAAGAAAAGAAACGAACCAAACCCAAAAAAGAAGTTAAGTTTGTAGATGAGTCTACTGACAAGTTTGAACGTCAAAAATGGTATACATTACAGCAGATTGCAGACCTGACTGACCTATCTGTCGATACCATAGGCAGAAGAATAGGCAAAGGAAAGTATTTCGGACGAAAAGATATTAAACCAAAAGGCAAAATAGCAGAAAAACCTGAAGTTCATTTAAGCATTTCGCAAACATGGCTTAGAAAAAACTTAATCAAAAGGAAAGCTTAATGGGTGTTCAATACACAATTAACAATGAGCATAAGAAAGAAATGTTCAAGAAGTTTGTGGATAAACTTTACGAAGAAAGACAATACATTACGTTTACCTACACCTTTGGGAAGCCGCGATCACCCAAACAACAAGCCGCCCTTGAAGTTTACTTTAGAGAAGCGGCCAAACGATTGAACGACGCTGGTATCTACCACCAGATGAACGCTAAATTTATCAAAGGTGATATTGAAATACCGTGGACCCAAGAATCATTTAAAACATTCTGGAAACAAATACAAAACACTATGTTCGAGATTGAATCAACAACAGAAATACAGTCCGACAAAGTAGCTAAAGTCTATGATGCTATCAATCGGGGCTTAGTCGAACGTACAGGGGTACACATTCCCTTTCCATCAAAAGAACTTATGGAAAAATAAAGGAGAAATAATATGGAATATATATGCGGAGTTGCATGGCTTGCCATCATGGTCGTTTTAGGCAGTGGATACTGGCTTATAGTACAAGATGAACAAGCAGAATGGGAACAACAAAAAAAGAAAACAAAAAAGTAACCGAGAAATGATCACGGTATGGGTCCTAGAAGGGCCATTAGAGGCGTTTTAAGGGCTGTTTCAG